ACAGCGTTGACCGATGGGCGAGCCAAGCTTCCATACACCGATCAGCGACCAGAAAGAGGCGTTTGACGGGTCCGTGCCGCTCCATAGGATAACTTCGCCCTCGCTCGTGATAAACGCGAGGTTGTCATCCACGCCATAGCCCGCGTCGATAGTCCAGGTATCGAGGTCCACAAGATGCCCGCCGTGCCGCGCAATCGCGGTCATGGGCAATGCTTGCGCCGTGCCATAGATGGAGTCGGTTGGCAGATACCAAGCCGTCAGCGTGTCCTTTTCGATGAACCACAGGCGGTTCTTGAAAAGCATGACGTTGACAAGATCGTTGGTCGTAACCCCGGCTATCTGAGTTCCACCACCGCCCGTTGAAATGCTTGTCCAGGTCGCGCCGTCATACAGGCGGGGCTCGTCAATGCCGTTGACGGCCACGAGGAAGCTACCGCCCGAAGTCGTGATGTTCACATGTTCCCATGTGCCCGACAACAGACCCGTCACTACAGGAGCACCCACAGCGCCGCTGGACGTTACGTCATAGATTTTGCCGGTGTCCGTGACGGCAAAGAGTTCCGTCGTCGTGCCAGTCGAATAGGTCATGAGTGACTGCACTTCACCGTCAATGCCGGTGGCGTGTTTGGTGTATCCGCCGCGAAGCACAACGCTGGAGACGGTCGGGAACAGGTTGACCAACGACACCGCGTCGGTCGGGTCCATGTTTGCCAAGGAGTCGCGGGCGTTCCATCCGCCCACAGGCGCGGGCAGGGATTCGACGTTAGCCGAAGCCCGCTGAACCAATGTGCGCGGAGAGAAGGCCATTACCGCCCATATCCACTGTCAGGAATGTTGTCGTAGCCGATGAGAATGTTGCCGGGGCGAGGCGCAAAAGACAGGTTCGCCGCCGAAGTGTTCTGCGCGATGGCCGTCTCAAGTTCGGTGTAGAAGTCCCGGAACAGGGCCGTAGTATCAAAGCCCTTGGCCTGAAAATACTTCAGCTTGGTATTCAGAACCATCACGCGGTCGGGGAAAACGCAGGTATCCGTGTCAACCGTGAAACTGTTTTTGACAACGCCCGCCGCACTGCGAGCCCAACCCTTGCTGCGGTATTCAAAGCTAAGGTTTTCAGCCGTCGAAAGCCCCGGCCAAATCTGGAAATAGTCGCCCAGGAGACGCCAACGGATGCGCGGTCCTGTGCTGATATAGCCGCTCAGGAGCCATTCCCATTGTTGAGCGTCCTCGGGACCAAGCATTTCCCAGCGCTTGCTTTTGTCCCACATTGTGCGCGGCACAATGGCGTCATAGTCGGACGGAAGGTCGTATTTGACCTTCTGGAAATAGATGGTCCCGCTCGTGGCCGCGTCCTGCGGGAACGCAGTCAGCGTCACTTGGGTAAGCGAATCCACACTTTCGATGAATGTGCCGTTAGGCAAGCCCGTGCCAACGGCCATGAAGGTTGTGTCGAGCCCGGCGGTGGACGGGATGCCAGTGACCGTCCTTGCCGCCGTCGTGTAGGTGCCCGTGGTCGTGGTGTATTCGGTGAAGAAGGAATACGGCTTCGTCAGTTCGCGCCAGTCAGCCTTTCGCAGCAGTTCGTATCCGGAGGCGTTCATGAGCGCCAGGATTTGAACCACGTCCTGATTGGCGTTTCCGGCAACAGACGCAGGCGTTGAGATGCCTAGTTCATTAGTGACCTGAGTCACCAACTCCAGCATTGTCGAGGACATTTACAGCCTCTTCCTTCTTCGGTCGGCCCGGCCCGCGACGTTCGCCCAAGAGAGCCTGCATCTGCTTCTTGAGTTCATCAATCTCGGCTTGCTGGGCGTCAATCTTCTGTTGAGCCTCTGCGTTGTTCTTGCCGGTCAGATAGGCGCGGGCGCGCTCCCGAAGGCCAGCCGCACCCATCCCGATCTTTTGCAACTGCGCGTCCGTAGCCGTGGCGACCTGTTCGACCGTCTGGAACTTCAGGATTTGCAGTTCGGCAAGCTGAACGTCGCTAAGGTCGCCGTCCCGCTCATTCTTCCACCGCGAAAGCGGGGTGCCAATAAGCATGGCCGTCTCAGCGCTGTTCCTCATCTGGTAAGCGAGCCACTGGCGCGAAAAGCGTGTCTTGTGGTCGTCGTTAACGAAAGTCTCAATGACGTTGGTCTTGTCACCAGGGGTCATGATCCTGACGAAATCGCGACCCTTGTAGGGGTCTTTTTCGTATTCGTAGAATTCGACGTAAAGATGCGCGTCCGCGTTCATGTCGTCGCTATCCAGCATGTATTACGCTCCGAGATGTGAAAGCCAAACGGTCGGGGAAATTCCAAAGAAGATGCGCTCTTTGCCAGCGGCAATGGCAACGGAAGCGCCAGCATCGACGGTCGAGCCGGTAAGCGCATAGACGGTCAGAGAGTTTGCGCCATTGTTGAACACCGTGACCATAGAGCCAGCTTCGGCGGGAGGCAGGGCAACGCCGGTCGAGGCAGCGGCGGTAGCCACCACGTTGACTACGGCGCTCAGTTGCAGAGCGGTGGCAAGGTTAGTGCCGGTCGCGGTCAGGCCAGAGGCCACGTCGCCGCAAATGACTTCGGTAGAAAGCGGCGCATTACCAGCCGCCAAAACTCGTGAGGGAATTGCCATTGTTAAGCCCTTTCTTTGGCTTTGACGTAGAAGGTAGCATACGGAAAGGGGGTGTCCCCGTCATGATTCTTGTATAGCACATCATATCCTGCAAATTGTTCTTCCCACCATTCGACGGGAAAAACGGATAGATGCAGGGGATGCCCTATCAAGGAGCCCATATTGTCATGAAACAGCGCAATCTTAAAGAAGCACTTGTCAACACAAGCCATAATGTTTTGGATCGTCTTGGACACCTTTTCAGGTTCGATATGCTCCATTACGTCGGTGCAATATCCTATATCGGCGCTCACCTTCATTGACATGGGCTCTGTGAGGTCCGCGTAGACGAACGGAAACTGGCCTTTTATATCAAGTGAGTTATCAGCGAAGTCCACAAATATAACATCGCAGTTAGTAAGCCGATTGATCGCCAGCCCGCCGCGCCCGGTGCCGCAGCCGAAGTCCGCGATGATATCGAGGAAATGCGGCTTTGCGACTTTGACGAATTCGTCCGCGAAGCCCTCTCCAGGGGACATCGTGCGGTAGGAGTCAAACTCCCACATCTTGCGGTATTTCTCTTCCTCAGTCATGGGCTGAGAGGCAAGGCGCATTTGGTTCATCACTTCCATGATGAGCCCATCGGAATCCACCGTGATAATGCAGCCAAGGTCGATCAAGTTGTTGCAGACATCGGGGAACAGTTCGGCTTGCCGCGCCATAGTCAGGCTGGCCGTAAACACCTTGCCACCAAGCGTCACCTTGCACAGCGGTTCCGTCGCATTGATCGGTTGTTCGTAGGCGTGTCCCAAGCTTGCACGGTGCGACGAGTCATAGCCAAACAGATGCAGCTTCCTGAAACCCATCGTGTAGGCGAGGCACATGGACGACAGCCCTACGGTCGTGCCACCGCCGATAAGGGCATAATCATCGTCGTGGGCGGGCAGGTGATCTTCAATGGCCTCAATGGCCGGATGCCACACGAAGGGGTCTCCAAGGGCCTTAAAAATGGCCGGATCGCACTGCGAGGCAATCAGATACTTCTTTGCGCTGCCAATCAAAGCCACGTTGTGCGGGCGCGCGTCGAGGATGACCTGATACTCCGGAATGATGCCATTCTCGTTCAGGAACTTTGCAGCGCCATTCAGGGCGAAAATCGTCTGCCCTAAATCCTTGCGCTTCCTAATTGTGGGTAGATGCTCTTGGAGCGATGGACCACCGCCAACAATGACCGCGTGGCCGTCATGCGCTTCTAGCATCTTGATCCAGGACCGATGCTTGCGCGAGTTCTCGCCAATGTTAGCGAAAAGAATGTCGTCGTTCGTATTGCAGAGGATTTCGATATCCATATGAAATGGGGGAGAGTTGCCCCTCCCCCACCCGTCTTAGGTGATCCGGCCTTGCAGATGGGGCCGATTAATCACGATTGAAACGGTAGCCGTAGCCGAGGCCACGGTAGCGGCATTGGCCGAACGTGCGCCAAGGATTTCCTTGCCAGACGACGTAACCGCAACCTTGCCCGCCGAGGTGACGCCAATGGCGACGGTCGGGTTAAGGCGAACGCCGGTCGTCCGCGCCGCAACGGCGGTCCCCGCAATCTGATACCAGGAGAACCTGGTAGCAGAAGTGTTAGCGGCCATCGAGATAGCCACGGGACGCGCTTGGTTGTTGGTGACAGCGGCCAGAGTCGTTTCGTAGGTCGTGCCGTTGTAGGTAACGACAGAGCCAACGATGGTTCCGGCAACGCCCTTGAGAAGGATGAATTCACCCTCACCAAAGACAGGATCGAAACCGCGCACAATCTGGCCCAGCACATAAGGCGGGGTCGGAATGACGGTGGTGGACCCGTTGGAGACGCTGGCAGGCGAGAGCACACCATCGTCAATTTGATCGACTTGTTGAAGGCCGAGCTTGGGTTCATCGAAAGTGTAAGCCATGATTAGCCTCCTTTAAGCGATGAGGACGCCTTGGAACTGAGAGCCCGAGCAGGTCATGTTGCCCGCCCAGCCGATCAGTTTCACAATGGCGTCTTGGTTGACGGCCTGCCGCTCGCCGCCAATCGGAACGAAGTTCCGGTCAACGTGCGGACGGAAGTGAAGATACTTCGTGTTCAGGAACCACATGTGGTTCGCCGTGGCGGAAGCACCGATACCACCATCAAGCACAACGTCGGAGGCCATGCCCGCGCCGTAATACTTGAGGGAGGCGAAGCCAGCGCCAGCCATGCCCGAACCGGAGTCCGAGATACGCTGGATGGCCTGAAGCGACATCAGATACATGCGGTAATAGTTGTTGTCCGCAACGATCAGGTCGGGCTTGTCGGTGCCACGGATAAGCTGAACGGCCAGAGCATCCATGTAAGCCTGGATGTTAGAGGCCGAGACAGCCGCGCCGCCGTTGGTCACGCCCGAGTAGGACTTGGGCTGCCAGAAGGACCAAGTGGCCCGGTTAATGCCGCCGTAGGTGCCCGAGGTCGGGACGTCAGGAACAGCCGCGCCGAGGCCGGTGATGTTCTTGCCGCTGTTGCCCGTGCCGTCGAGATAGATGTCGCCGCTCATGCGGTTCTGAAGCTGGGCTTCAGCGACAGCCATACGTCCGTCCAGCAGGTCAATGATAGCTTCCTTGCCGCTGTTCTGGATCATTTCGAGGCCCGAAATGGTCACAGCCGAAGCGTATTGGGTGATACCGAATTGAGCCGCCGAAATGGGCGAGTTCTGGGACACGTTCAGCACTTCGTAGCCGGAGTAGCTGTTGGTGTTGTTCGAGGTCGCGTCGTTATACATGATCTCTTGAAGGATCACGTTACCACCAGAGAACGTCTTGACGTTCCCCCGCTCCTTCAGACGACGCAGAAGGGCGTTGTTGTTGGTCACGTTATCAGCGAGTTCACCGCTGCGGCTTTGGATATTCGTCGCAATGATGTCGCTGACTGCGGAATTGGCGAAAGCCATCGGCTTGCCTCCTTATCAGGGTTTCATCAAAGACGGTCTGCGAAGTCGTTGAATTGCGACAACAGCATGGACCGCCTGTCTTGCGCGTTGGTAGCCGTTTGAACCCTGGGTGTAGAAGTCCTAACGCTCACCGCTGCTGCCTTGGCAGACTTTGCAGCCTGATCGGCTGCCTTTCGCTTTGCGGCTTCCGCAGTGGCTTGTTGGCTCTGCTGGACCCGTTCAAAGAGGTCATTGTCAAGACGGACAGCCTTTTCATAGGCGTCCTGTAGTGTGCTTGCCACGCCGCTCTGTAGGAGCGTAATCATCGTGGGCTTTGCGTCCTCGAAGAATTCCGCTTTGGACGAGAATTCCTCAATTTCAGCCTGAAGCGACTCATTCTTAGCCGCCTCCTGCTGTTGCTTCCATCCTACAAGTTCATTCTTGATACTATAAAGTTCAGACTGAAGCTGCGAGACGTAAGGATCGGTCGGGTAATCCTGTAGGGATTCTGCGACTTCACCCAAACTGACGTTATATTGTTGCGCCAGTTGCATCAAGTATGCCCGCTTTTGTTGCGGATTACCATACCTAAGATTATGGTCAGCATCCATGAGCGCACTTACGGCTGTGGGAAGGTCCACGCCAAGTTGCTGAATGGTCTGCATGTAAGGCTCTGCGGCCTTTTGCATCTGTTCGGCAAGTTGCGCCTTGGTCTTTAGCGGTTCAATGCCAGCGCGGGTCTCGTCTTCGCGCTGCCAAATGTATTCGCGCACCTTCGGATCAACGGAATCCCACGCCTCGTGGTAGTCCTTTTTCCAGCTAGAGGGCGGCTTGGCCCAAATCTTAGGCTCTTCGGGCTCTGGTTCGGGATCGTCGGGGACTTGAGACTCTACGGGCTCAGGCGCTTCGGGCGCGGCCTCTGCCTCCGAAAACTGTTGTGCCAGGAGTTCCCGGCGGTCGGCGGCTTCTTCGGTAGCTTGCTCTTGGGTGTCCATTCGCAATCTCAAATGCCTTTCTTTAGCTGCTTGAGAATCTTGTTTGCCTGATTGTCAGACATGTCGCCAAGCTGCTTGGCGATTATTTCGCGCCGATTTGTCTTTGGCGCAACTACTTTCGTCTCCATCTTCTCATTTCCGACTTCGACGCAATTATGCCGCTTGAGCAATTCGCGGTGTTCGGACCGGCTGCTGATCATTTTTCCATTGATCATATTTTGGTATGGCTCAATGTCGCGGATCACCATTGGACGCCCAAGGTCGGACTCCTTGGGGGCCTGATAGTCGTCACGCAGATAGACCAGTTCCTCGCCCTCGTATTCGGCAAGCAGGCCCTTTTTGTCAAATACGGCTCTGTATCTCATAGCAGTAGCAGGATTTCCTCGTCGTCCATGTCAATGTAGGCGTTCCAGAGCCTCTGGACAGCATCAATGTTGCGGATCAGTTTGTCGTAGTCGATGCGCGGGCTTGTGACAGATGGCTCCGCCTTGGCAACCGTG